CCAGGCATGCTCAAGAAGCCGAGCAGACCGACCAATCTTTTCGAAAGAACTTCGAATCGATTGGTGGCTCCCCCCAGATTACGGTAACCGAATCCTAAGAACGCAAGCACGTCGGCAAGCCGCATGCTCGCATTCTTTCGAATAAGTTCACCGAGAGTCCGGAGGTCTCGACTTGCCACTTCTGCCTCCAATAAGGAGACAGGTGACACATCGGATCCGCTCCACACGAATCTTTTCGCGAACTCGAAACTCCCGTTCCGAGACCGAAGAGACTTGTGCAAAGCGACCCCGATGCCCAGTTCGAGGCAAAGAGCTAGATATTCATCACCAACCTTTCGGTTGGCAATGACTAAATCATCACCAAGAACCGCATAGCCGGAAAACCAACTTAGGTGACCAGCTCGCTTAGCCGCTAATTGCACCATGAAGTGGTGAACAATGGCTAACATCGCCCAACTAGAGAGAGCACCCATGGGTTGGCCCACTGCGTACCGTACCGATTTCGGTAAGGTTTTCGCAACAGACTGATCCCCAGGTTTCTCCTTAGGAAGGTGATAATCTCTGTCGACTAACAATCTGGCCCACGCATCCGCCTGCGGGTACCCTAGGATCGCTCCTAGGACAACCACTTGCAGATGCACGGGGATCCTATCGGTCGCAGCCGTCAGATCAAACGAATCTACGCGCTCGATCTTGTGCTCAGAGATGTAGCGGATCAAGTAGTCAATCGCTCCTCCTTGATTGAAAGTTCCATCCGTTGGCAATTGCCGAAGGATAGAGAACAGCCAGTCATGGAGGGGAGAGAGAACTATTTGAGTCCACCAGTCAACCATTGCGAACACTCGGATCTTCCCAGCAGCTTCTTCTTTGAAACCAAGTTTTCCTAGCATTTCAGCCGGGGTCCCTTGGGGTCTAAAAGAAGATCCATGTTCGATTGCAACAATTGCTTGTTGCAACCGAGGGAAGGCGCCGCACCATTCCGAGAAGGCTTTCCACACAGTCGGATTTCTCCGTAGTGTAGCAGCCTGCTCACCAATGGCCGCGGCCGAGGTTACTAATCCAGATCTCATAGAGGTACCAGGTGCAGACTTCGTGATGGCGTAAGGACGCCATCTCGGATCAAAGCGAGATACGGTCGCCGGGATT